CAGGCCGCTTGGTCGCCCGCGATCGCCGACGACGTGGAAGCCTGGCGGAAGTCTTCCATCACGCGCTCTACTTCCCTCTGCAGAGCACGGAGACGGCGCTGGGCGGAATCGGTGGGCTTGCTCTGGAGAAGCTCCGTGACATGCCGTTCGGCTTGCTCCAACTGCCGAACCACTTCCTGCAGGGTGTTCTTCTGGATGCGCGGTAGATTGGCCTGCTGGCGTTCTACCTCGCGAGCAAAGCGCTTTGCGCGCTCTTCGGCGTCCATCAGGCGTCGGCCAACTGGTCGCCCGGGATCGGTGCGGGAGCCGGCGCGGCGCTGGGCTGCTTGGTTAGCGGAATGCCTTCGAGTTCTTTGCCGCCGCGGTCCGCAAGCTCCTTCTGGGCCTTCTCGATCTCCACGGCAGCGTCGATCTCCACCCCCAGCTGTTCGGCGAGCGTTCCCACTAGGCGCAAGGCTGTTTCATTGGTGATGAGGCCGGCATCGAGCAGCCCGAGCACGGCCACCACCGCCTGTTGCAGCGCCGCCGCGTACTTCGTGGTGTCCTTGGCGGTCATCTCCGGCCATTCCGCTCGGACGCTGGCAAGGATCTTCGCCTTGTCCTTGGGCAGCTCCTCATCCAGCAGACTCCAGTGGGCCCGAACCACGTAGCGCGCAGTTTCAGCCAGCATGTAGCCGAGGTAGGTCTGCCGTAGAGCCAGAACCTTTTCCGTGGGCTCGCTCATGCTTTGGCCGGTCGCGCGGTTGACGTTCTCCGCACCTCCGAACCAATGCTCCGGAAACGTAGATCCGCCCAGACAGTGATTTCGGAACAGCCTGGCACCCGCCGACGAGTCCGCGGCCTGCAGCTCGGGCGCGATGGCATCCCATTTCTCTGCTTCATTGTGGACACGCACGCTGCCAGGTTTCGGCGCCGAGATCTTCCTAGCCCGCGCCTCTACCTCATCCTTGTTCGCGCCAGTCACAGTCACGTCCCAGACGAAAGCGCGCAGGAATGACGCGCGATCCAGTTCCCCGAACAGGAACTGGTCATAGGCATCGAGCCAATCCATTTGGGCCAGGATGTCGCTCCGCCCGCGGCTGGCGGAGGCCAGGTCATTCACCTTGAAGTAGAAGCAGTCCCCGGTGTCGAAGGTTTTCCGCAGCTCCTGGGTTTCCTTCGTGAAGGCGGTTTCCGGGACGTTGACGATGACGCGGTAGCGCCGTTTCACGCCGCGCTTATCGGGTTTGATAACGATCCCGATCGGCTGCTCGCGATTGTCCGGATCAGTGACCACCGTGCCGATCAGCGCAGGGTCGAGATATCCGAGACGCACGAAGCCGGTGGCATCGTTGCGGAAGATGGGCCAGAGCTGCTCGCCGAACATGCTGAGTTCGCGGGCACGCTTGGTTAGCTTGATGTCCCAGGCGTTGAGGCCATCATGCCAATGCGCGTCGATGGCGGCCTGCGCATCGTCGTCGTCTATGCGCAGCTTCACGCCGCTAGCGAGTAGATAGGCCAGCGGCACCTCGATAAGGCGGTTGGCCAGGACGTTCGTCTGCCACATGTACTCGGCGAGCTTCAGCATCCGGTCCTGTGTCATCGGCGCGAGATCACGCTGCGCATCTCCCGTCAGCCGACGCCACTGGTCCTCATCGGCATCGGGAGCGTTCGCCCCTGCCGCTTCGCGGAGGGGCTTCTCGACGACCTTTTCCGGCTCGGCGGAGGGATTGGCTGCAAACAGCCCCTTCAATGACGACCAGATGGTGCTCATAGACTTTTCCTGAAAATTCGTGGCGCCCGTTGGGTCGCCTGCACGTCCATCCGCATGCCTTGTCGCTCGCGCGGGGCGCTACGGGCGTTTGGTTCATCGGCCTCTTCGGCCGAACATCGCGCTGCGCGATCGACCGGCAAACCGATCGGAGGCGTAGGTGTCGCGCTCGGGGTCCACCGTCTCGCCGGCGGCGGGTTCTCCTTCTTGGCGCGCTGCGGCCCACATGAGCGCTCCCGCGACAGCCGTGTCTCCGTGGCGATCGCCGCCATCAGTTCCCTTGGTGCGTGCCTCGCTCATCCGCGGGGAGCCCTTCGCCAGAACGACGCTGCGATGGTCCGCAATCCAGTCTTCGTCCCCGAACGTTTCCAGGTCACCGTCTTCGTAGGCCTGGTGATATCGAGGGAACCAGAGGTCGTACCAGCCGCCGGTCAGCTGCACACATTCGATGCGTTGCGGGCCCAGCAGCTGGAGCGCAGCTTCCGCGTGGCTCTGACCGTTGCCGCGTGCGTCGAACTTGGCGTGGTGGAACAGCGGGAGGTTGAGGAGGAGCCATCCAACGACGAGCTTCTGGCAGTCGAACGGGATCTTGCGCAGTTCCACACGCAGCGGCGTGCGCCAGCGATGCGTTCCGGCGATGGCCTGGCCGACCACGATCGGGGACAGGTCACCATCACGGGCAAAGTCTTGACCCAGTACCGTGCGCTGATCCTTGGGAAGAGCGTCGACGATGGGCTTTAGCTCGTCGGCGATCCACTTCTCCGTCACCAGCAGCCGGTCAGGATCGAGCACGAACTCGGCTGTCTTCCTGTAGCTCGCGACCTGGAGGCCATCCGCGGCGCACTTCTCCAGCAGCAAGCGGCTGAAATAGACGCCACTACCACGCTTGGGGATGCACTCCAGCTCCTCGTCGGCCGACTCCGTGGTGGCGTACTTGCTTCGCACCTCGTCGAGAAACGCCACTTGCCCCTCGGGCGTCCATTGCTTCTTTGTGACCAGGCAGATCCGCCGGTAGAGGCCTTCCTTGACGGCCTGGCTGAACGTGGTGTGGTGGTAGGACCAGGGCAGCTTTCCTGCCTTGATGTTCTTGACGTAGTCGTTGAAGGGGTTGTCTTCGCCGTTGTGCGTGCCGCCGATAGACACGCGGCCACCCCAGATCAGGTAGGCGAGCGCGCCGTCGATCACGTCGGGAAGATGCTCGTGATGGCCGCCCTCGTCGATGCGGGCATGTCCTTGGCGACCGCGCCAGTTGTATGGCATCGCTGCCAGCGCCTCGATCTTGTGCCCGCTGGCCAGCTGGATCTTGTAGCGGACCACGTCTCGCTTCTCGTTATCGATGATGGCCTTCTCGTAGCCAACGTCGATCTCGCTGCAGATCACCCCGAACCAACGGGCAAACGTAGCGCAGTCGCCGATGAACTCGGCGGCCATCGCTTGGTTGTAGCCCATGTAGAACTGATCCATGCCACCCGATTCCTGGGCCGCTTCGCCTACCGCTTCCGGCGCCCATGCACCCCACGTGAAACCGATGCGGCGCCCTTTGTCGCAGAAGCGCACTGACGCCTTATCGAGGTGCCAGCGCACCTGGTACGGCAGAAGGATGTGCGGGATCTCCGAGGCCGGGATGTCCTGCAGCTGCTGGCCGGACCGTTCCTTCTGGATCTCGTCGACCAGCTGCAGCGCCGCCTCCTTTTCCTCGGGCGTCATGCCGCCTGGTCCTTGATGCCAAGGAACTCAGCGCGGATCTGGGCCCACTGCTCGGGGGACATGCCCTGCTTCTGCGCCACCTTCTCGGCGGCCTTGGCCTGTTTCGCCAGCACGAGGCGCTCGATCTCCTGACGGCGCTTGAGGCTGATGGCTCCGGCTCGCTCGATGTGATCCATCGCCTTGCCCAGCAGCATGATGTCCATCGGCTTGGCTTTCGCCTTGGCGTCCGCCTCTTCGTCGCCCATATCAGCCATCAGCTGGAAAGCCAGCGTCTTGAGCATCTCGGCGAGCAGCGCACCCACGTCACCACGGGGGTTCTCGCCGAGCTGCTCGACAAGCTGGCCAGCGACTTCCTGCGCCGCCTGGTAGCGCTTCATCAGATCACGGGTCTGCTTGACTGCACGACCTACGGCCGACTTGCTCACTTCGGCGTCGAGCTCGTTGAGCTTGTCGGTGATCTCATGGATAGTCCGGCCATCGCGCACCAGGCGGTGGAACAGTTCCGACAGCTCCCGTGGCATGCGTTCGATGCTGGAGCGGCGTGCCATGCTCAATCCTCCAGCAGCGCCACGCCAGGCACGTCGAGATCACCGCTGACGATGTCTCGGCCGGACTGGGTGATCGTGGCGAAGTCGATGTCGCCGACCTGGCGCAGCTTGGCGAAGCCATGACGTGACAGCCAAGCCAGATCGATGGCCACGGTATCGGCGTCGGCCTTGTAGCCCCAGCTGCGTACCAGCGTGCGCACCATCGGTGCGCTTGCTCCGCTGTCGTTGCTTTCCTTGAGGATGCGAAGGATGCGGCCGCGGCGATACTTGGTCTGGTCTTCGGTAATGTTCATCATCCGCCCTGTTTCTGCATCAGATGCCGTAGAACAACCTGCAGTTGCTCATTCAGCGCCTTGCTCTCGGCGCGCCCGGCCGAAACGTCCTCCGCCACGCGGTTGATCTTCTCGTGGATGTGGCCGAGGTCGCGGGCCGTGAGGTGATGCTTCTGCTCCGCCTCGATCCTGGCGATGCCGTCCTCGATATCGGCGAGACGGCCGTCGAAGCGCTCTTGGCGGTCCTTCATCTCGCTGACCACCTTGTCGGTGTGCTTGCGGATCGCGCGATCACCGGATTCGATCCGGCCGGTCAGATCCGCGGTGCGAGAACGGCGATACACCGCCACCGACACGCTTGTGGCGATGACGGCCGATGCGCCGGTCACCACGGTGACGATGTTCCTTGCCGTTTCCCAGTCCATTTACGGGAATCCCCCTGCTGTCGTTGCTGTCGTCGCCCGATCGGCGTTGGCTTTCTTGAGCTTCAACCGCCAGCGCTCGATCCACGCCAGGCCGTCAGCAGCGCACACAGCGGGCTGACCCTTCCAGGTGCAGCGCATGGGTGGAGGTTCGGGCTCGTCGAGCGGCATGGTCAGGCTGCGGTCGACCTTCACCGGTGGCGCCGGTGGTGGGTCAAGGCTGAGGCTGGTGGTCGGGGACCGGATCGTCTC